ATCAATAACGTGAAAAACAATAATTCCAGTGTCACGAATCTACAGCAAACCATGCCTGATCCGCGAAGTGGGGAAACCAGCTATCTCCGCTCACTTGACAGGCATTTTGCCCCTTCCTAGCACTAGCCTCTATCCTACCAAGAATAACCCGTCCTGGGCCGTTTATGGCGGTTTTAAGGCATAAAAAAGGGCGCCGTAGAGGTGTAAAAACCCCCACGGCGCCCTAAGTGTTCAATTTTGAACGCTTTTAGTCGTTATCGACTAACTTTTCGAAAAACTTCATATCGTCCGGGTCACTATCGTCTGTAAAGATCGGCGACAACTCCCCAAGGGTCGGGGTTCCACCTGGGGTTTCGGTCGACACGATCCCTGCATCAGGGTCTTCAAACGACTGGGAACCTGCCTGGTCTGCACTGGCGGTCATCACCGCAGTACCCAATACCTTACCCAAACGGCTCTTGGTCTGTTCGTAAGTCTTGAAATTCTTCAAGGCAACGATCTCTGCCAACGAATGTTCAGACTTCCAAATTTCCTCCAACTTCGCCTCATCGGCACTCACGGCACTCTGAACGGCGAATTCACTGGAATCGTAGTTCCGATAATCTGCAACCTTGCGGGCCCTGAGCTTGAAGTTCGCACCTTCCCACAAATCGAATGGGTTGAGAGGAGCTTCCCCGAACGCTGGGTCTGGGTGCATCTTCTCAAACACCTTATCGAAAATCTTCTTGCCAAACTTGAACAGCTTGACTTTGCCTTCGTTCTCAGGCTTGGAAGGATCGGCGACAATCAAGATATTGGCAGTGTAGGACAACTTGCGCTTGCGGTCTCGTGCGACACCTTTGTTCGCCTCGATCCCTGAATTCCACAACAGCGTATTGGATTCACACACTGGGCATTTCTGGTCCAGGGTGGTTGAACACAAATCAATCAACCAGCCACCGGTTCCCTTGAATGCGTGTGAGAATGTTCTGACCCAGGGAAGTCCGTCCTCCCCATCTACGGAAGGCGCAGGAAGAAAACGAATCACGGCGTGACCGTTTCCGGCTTTGTCCACCGACAATTCCCAGAAGCGTTCATCTTCTTTCTTGGCTTGGGTGGATTGCTGAATGGCTTTGGTCAACTGCTCAACAGAGCCGCGTGACCGCTTGAGGGCAGAAAATGAAGTAGGTGTAACGGGCATATGAAACCTCCTATGGTTGGGATAATGTGTTATGATTGGGAACCAATATAACGGCTCCATTGTATCACTTATTTAGGCATTTGTCAATCTCTGTTTGAGCGTTGCACGAAGGTTCTTTTTGTTGATACCGAGAAAGGGTTCATACGCCAAACAGCGGTGTTTGAAGGAGGGGAAAAGAATCGTATCAGTGATTTTCTTCTCCCACATCGGTAGGAACCCAATGGCAGAATTCAGAGCCACAATGGTTTCTTTTTCTACCTCGCCTTGATATGCCATATTGAGTAGCATAGGATTTTCACCATTGCTCACGGTGAGATAGTCCTTGATATTAGGCAGCATAGCATCCACGTCCTGCATGACTAGATATTCCAGCGATTCTTTGATTCTCAGTTTTTCGAGATAGATCGTCTTAGCTTCCTCCCCTAGGAGGTCGCGCACCCAGGTAATTTGCCCGTCAAAGAAATTGGCAGCGAGGAAAAACAGGCAGGTCGTGTTGTCGGAGTAGAGCTTAGAGAGTTTATGGAAAAACCAACGGTCAGTTCGACGATCAAACTTCTCAGGGGTGAGCCACTTGATTCGTCCCTCGTAGTGAAAGAAATCGTATTTTGAGGCAGGGTCGAAATGAAGTTTGAGGGCCATGTACATCTTACATGCTTCATGGCCCGTCATGGTATCAAGGTAACGCATATTAGATTGGGAGTCGGCCTGCCTTTTTCCCGCGCACTTTCAAAAGGTTCATATCCTGCACTTCCAGGGTAATGTCAGCCAAGACCGCTCTCGTGAGAAGACTGGCTGCGACTTCTGACTCCATGTTGGTGGTGTCGCAGTACAAGCACAGAGCTTCCCATAATCCCATCTTCTTGTGCGCGGCATATTCACGAAGCATCAGGGAAAAATTCTGAATTTCCTCACGAGTGGGCATTATTTCTTCTCCTCAATTCTCTTGAGGTCTGCCTTGAGAAGGGTGAGCATGGCAATCAATTGGTCCATCGCTGCCACCACAGCTTTGATAGGCATGACATGAGGAGCCACTACTTCGTCACCGTCTTGTAGAGCTTTTCAAACTGCTCATGCTCGGCGACCACTTCATCGAAATTCTGCTTGTGGTAGACCTTCGCTAAGGCATTGACCAGCTTCTTAGGAATCTTCAAGTCTTCAGAAATCTTCTTGATCACCTCACGAAGATACTCAGACTCCGCTTCCTGGCGAATGTGGCTGTCCGAGGCATCTTTGAGTGCCTTGGTCAATCTTCCCCGTTGTTCCTCGGTCAAATTCTCTGCATGTGATACTTGTACTGCCATGTTATGCTCCTCCTATAATAACGTCCTGATATAGTCCATCACGCGCCAACCCGCCACAAAGCCCAGCACACCCATCACGGCCGCGATGATATAGAATGCCCAGTTGGTTACTCTATCGTTCATGGTTTCTTATCCAACTCCGCACTAATCGTATCAAACATAGCATCTCTCTCCACCCGAGAGGCATACTTGAACTGCTTGGTGTCACCTTTGTAGGAGCACTCAAGGAAGTAGTCGATTCGTTCCATCCACTTCGTATCACTCTTTGCGACATATCGCAAACCTTGTAAGGCAATGATACACACCCCATCACTTACATACGGTCTCTTCATGGCTTCTCTCCATAGAACAAATGATTGTCGATCTTACCGAGAAACACTTTCGACTTCCGCCACTTGGGGCGCACATAATCGGCGTGATAGTACATGGCCGTACTATATTGTATCAGTATAGCACCTTTCCAGTAGTTTGTCAAGACACGCCGAGCGATTTTTTTGGAGTCTTCCCAGGCGACCTTGTTCGGCTTGTACTTGTTCTCACACCAGAATGAGAATTGGCAAACCTTTCGATCCTGCACCACATGCGCTTGTGCCACAACCCCACAGACGGTATTAGGTCGATGTTTTTGGGCTACGCGATTCATGACGACGAGGGCCACGGCTTCCTTGCCGATCTCTGACTGGTTGCCTGCTTCATAGTAGATGGCTTCCGTCAAACACTTCTCTTCCTTGAGCGTCTTAGTCACATTGTAATTACGCTCCACCAATTCGGTACGGGACAAGTCTACAAGCATCGCGTGTTCCTCCGACAAGGAGGGTCCTAACAGGAATCCTATAAACAACACAACACAATAGAGTAACTTTTTCATTTTGCCTCTTGCTCCTTGTAATAATGAGCGATGCACTGGTCTAACACAGGGAGGTATTCATCCTTCTTCTTCATCGTGATCGTAGGAAACAACTCACCTTCAACGGCGGTGGCAAGCACCACATGATTGATCGGAAGTTTCGTGCGTTCTTCGAACATTTCCGCATAGGCAGAGGTCTGAACAAAATAGTTCAAAATCCATGCTTCGGGTTTGATATAGCCGGCCGTTTTGATATCGAGCACAACTAGGACTCCATCCCAAACCACAATCGCATCACAACGACCCGCGATCCTCAGACGATCTGAGTAGAGAGCTTGCTCAATGCAATAAATTTCCGAAATATGTTGATCGAATTGTTTCTTGAGTTGAAGAAAGAGTTCCTTCATGAAGGGCATCATACCCAGGCGGGTCTGCATCGTCATGGTATTGAGGAGATATTGTTCGCAAAGTAAGTGGATGTAGGTACCGCGGTCGGCCCCCTTTTTCGTTTTCCGGTCAGCTTCTTCGGCCCCCACGCGGGCCCGCCACTTCGCAATCGCTTCGCGGTTCAGGATGCCTGCCACGGACGAGGCGGAGGGATAGCGTTTGCCTTCGGGAGTTTCGTACCACCGACCCTTGTCTGTCGTCACGGCGGGAAGATGATACCCCAACCCCTCAACTTTTGTATGCTTGAATATCACTAGACGCTTGCCTTTGAGCGACCGAACCGAGTATCTCGCTGCTTCCCGTTATTGTAATGCCGTTCGATAGGCGCGAGTACATGGTTCGTGAAATCTGAAGGGGGACGATGGAAACCGAGGACCACAGGGTCACCCACTTGCATCTTGAGGAAGGTGACTTCAGACTCAGGATTCTCTCTGAGGAATGTCTCAAGTTCTAGCAAGGTCATGAACATTTCTTTGACCTCACCGGTTGGCTTGTGAAGGATGTCATAGTTTGGCATTAGTTCACCTTCACAAATGCGGGCGGAGTAATCACCTGCTGATAGGTTGGATTGTCACTGAGAAACTTCTGCAAATCAATAAAGGACATCTGAGGAAGGTCGCTCACGACTTTGGTTTCGGTGTTTTCAACAACATAGAAGGGCATGGTATCTCCTTATTATAAGTCAAATGTGAGGACAGGGTTCACGGGTTTGTACTGTCGGTTACACACACACGCATTATAGAATCGGGTGCTGAACAACGGGGACATATAGGCGCCATAGCCTTCATGAATGTGTCCGAAGATATGGACTCGCGGGAGTGCTCGCTTGATATGAAAGGTCAAATTCTCGTCCCCTACATTGTTCGATTCGCTAGGGTGGACATCAGGCACCCAATCACAGATGCCCTTTGGGGGTCCATGTGTAATCAGAATATCGGTGTACTCAGGAATCTGTGACCACAAGGCTTCTGATCGGGGGCCCTCTTTTGGATAATCAAACGACCACGGCGACGGTTCAAAGATAGAACTTGAATACGGCGACCCAAAGACTTTGTACCCGTGGACCGTGGCTTCTTCGTGACACAAATAGATTGCTGGATAAAATTCATCTCGTGTCCACTGCCGGTCACCCTCACAGTAGCAGTCATGATTGCCTGCTACGATGATCTTGTATTGGTGCGGCTGTGCCTTGAACCACTTGGCAAACTCCACTACATCTCGTAGACCGGCTCGCATACTGAAGTCCCCCGCATGAATCAGCATATCCCCATCGGGAATCGTCAACTTTTTGTGGAAACCGTGTGTGTCCGAAAGCGCAACAATCTTCATATGTCCTTGTAGGTTATCGATAACCTTTACGAGTTTTTTCCGTTACCACATTCCAAAAAATTACTTCGGCTTGATCCAATGTCACAGGGTAGTCAGTTTTCGTTCCCGTTATTAGGTTGCTCCCGCGGCGACCATACTGAAATTCAACATGGTACCACGCGGGAAAGGAAACAGGGGTCTCC